TAGGTGGTAAATAATCTGCAAATACTTTTGCTAATAAATTAAACTCTGTTTTTTGTGCGTAGTGTAATCTTTTATGTATGGCTGACATGACTTTCATGCCACGCTCTAGTATAGCCATAGTTGTTCCCACAGGTTGTTGTTGACTACCTGCATTCTCACCCATCATCATATCTGCAACACCAGCAAATCTTCTACCTGCATCTACTACAAAACCAAGTAATTGAAACAGAGTGCCACTTGGCTCTTTGTATGGTAATGGCATTAACGATTCACGAAGGTTACCACCTGGTGCATCGACATCACGCCATTCGCCAGGACTAATAGCTTCATCATCATCTCTAATTCTTAAACCTCTAGCTTTAAAACCAGCTGGTAAATTTGATAGTGTACCAGCATCAACTAATTGTCTAAGAGCTGCAGTAGCAGTTCTAGATAAACCACCTAACATATGTATTAAACCAAAACCATAAAATCCTAAACCTGGCAAAAACTTAAAATGTGTAAAGTATTCTTTCTTCTTTCTTATAGGGTCACCTTGGTTCCAGTTACGATATATTGATAATACTTCACCTGAGTCCTCATCAATTGTTACTATGTAAGGCACCATAATCCCTGTCTTTTGATTGTTTGCACCCATGTCCTCAAAACCTGGTAAATCTAAATCTACATGCATTTCTAAAATATTGTGTTCATCTTCTGCAAAATTAACTTGCTCTACACCTGATAACTCATCTTGCTTATCTTTAATGTCATCCGTATTAACACTGCCACCTGATACATCCACATCTCTGTAAAATCCTGAGACTTGATTTTTTCTCAAATCATTGTGTTTCATTTTTACGACATGTGTTATTCGATTACAGGATTCTAGATCTGTAATAAAATATGGAACAACTAAATCTTCTGCAGGTACAAATTTAGATACAGCTCTCTCTAAATTAGAATCGTAGTAAACTTTTTTAAAAGCAGATCCTGCTAAAGGTAAATGAAATAACATCTGATCTAATTCAGGATCAAACTCCTGCATCTCTGTAGTGATCTGATAATTCATAAAGCCTTTGACTCGTTCAGCTTGTTGTTCTGTTTCCATTGTTGGTGCGCCAAGTATTTCTGTTCTTACTGGTCCACCAGGTGGTAATAATTCTTTGTATGCTTGTGCTTGAAATTGTGTGACAGCTTCTGCTAATAAAGGATGAGTTACACCTGCTGCCCCTGCAAAAGGTTTTGATCTTTCTTCGTATTTAAATCCTAACAGATCTAATCCATCCTTATAGGTCTTCTCCCAATCTGATCTTGAATTTTTATCATCCTCAAAATTTTTTTGTAAATCAGATGATAATTTTTGTAATAAATCATCACTCATAAACTCAGCTAAGTTAGCTAAATAATCACCTTCTGATTGTTTTTGGTTTGGATCGTAATCTAATGTTACTCCACCATCTTCATCTTGTACTATTTCTATACCTTTTGTTAAATTTTCTGGTTGTGGTAATTGTATTTCTTCTCCAACTCCTTCAACTTCTAAAGATTGTTCTACATTTTGTATTGCTTTTTCTACCATCTATTGGCTCCTATTGGTGATAACACTTTATCTAAAGAAACTATCGGTGTGTATAATATACTTTTTTTAATTAGACCACCATCTTTTTTATAAGCTTTATATGGTAAAAGCATTTCTGGTGTCAACTCAATCATAAAGGTATCAACTGCTTCTCCTGCATATCCAAAGTCTACTTTGCCTACTTCTAATTTAGAATTTTTCATATTTGCTATTTTTTTTTAGTGTTTCCTCTGTATTACTTGTAAAGTGTTGACCTGTGTGATCATTTAAATTAGGACCACCATACTGCATATCATAAGCTACCATTTTACCACTTCTACCATCAGTGTCTGGTGGTACTTCAACACCTCGACCTCCTTGATAAGCTTTTACAGCTTTAGCTGGTGCTACAGCATAATAGGAAGGTGCCTCATTGTTTATTGTAACATTTCCGTTTTCATCAATAATAAATCTTTTCTTAGCTGCATTGTAAATATCGTTTTTTATTATTGAATCAACCCAATCCTTTTGATCTTTGAAAGGTATATTTGGAAAAAGATCTCTACTATCTATACTATCAATTGTTGCGTTTATTTCAGCTAAAGCTTTATCTCTTTGTGTAGCTGCTTCTCCTAATTGTTTTAAATTTAGTTGTGTGATATCATCTAAATTCATAGAGGCTATACCCATAAAAATATCAGAACTTCTTTCTAGTTGCTCTAATGCTTTTTTAATTTGTGCAAAAGTTGCTGGCATTGGTCTAAAAACATTTTCTAATCTTTTGTAAAGTTCATCTAATCCTTCATTTCTTCCTATTTGTTGATTTTCTGTTTGATTTATAAATCTTCTAATATCTTGTTTAATATCTGATTTTTTCTGTGCTGCTTTTTGTAAGAAATCAGATTGTATTTCATCTGCTACAGTAACAATGATGGGTCTATTATTCAAATTTGCAACACGATCACTACCTAAAGACCAACCTATAACGTAAGGTTCACCGTCTAATTTATTACCTTGAGATGTAAAATCAGGACTACTAGTAACATTTCTCATATTACCATGCCCCTCATATCTTGCTATCTCTGTGGGTAAAACACCTACATCGCCTCTTATGTCAACGCTATCTAGCCATAAAACTCTTTCTGTTCTTGAACCATTAATATAATTATCTTGTCTTCCAGAATCACCATATTTTAAATTACCTGCTTCATCACTATAGGATACAGTTTGTAAATAATTAGTTGGAGATGTATCTACTAACTCTTTTATTTCTGCAAATGGTATTTTTTCATCAAGTGTAAATTGACCTGTTTCTCTGTTAAATCCACCTTTTTTATTTAGATATGATCTTATATAAGAATCGTAAAGCTCCCCTTCTTTTATGCCATTAGATCTAAACCAGTCGTGCCATCCTTTTGCTGACATTGATACTGAATCTGCTGGTGTGGTAATTCCTTTGATTGTCAAATTACCTGTCTCTGTGTTGACAATTGAATCAAGGTCTGAGTAAAATAATTTGTTGTTTCCAGATCCTATTATTGTTTCTGGTGTTATTGTTCTGGCTAAATCAGTTCCTGTTTCTATTTTCTTTTTTTTCTTTTTAACAGGTACTTCTATTTCTTGTACTACAAAAGGCTTACCTTCAGCCTCTCCTAGTTGTAACGCTTTTTGTTCTGCGTCAGGCAAACTTTTACTTTGAAAAACTTTGTTACCTGCCTCATCCATAATATTATATCTTTTTTCTAATAAAGGTGTATCTGGTGGTGCTAGTTGTTTTGGTACTTCAGTTTTTTTGAAAATTTTTGGTACTTGTCCTAATAAAAAATTTTTTGGTAAAGGTAACGCCTCTGCTTTTGGTATCAATATATCACCTATTGCTGACGCTGCTTTTGATACCATAGATTGTTTTTCTTGTTCTGTTTCTACATTGCCACCTTTTTCAAAGTTAAGTGGTTGTCCTAACATAATGTAAGGTGCACTACCTGAAATAAACATCTCATCAGATAAACCCTCTTTAGGTGCTTGTTGAGATATTTTAAATGAAGATGGGTTAGTTACATACTCATTCATTTTATCATCAAAATAATTTATGTTTTCTGCAAGAGAGGGATCATCTAATCGACCTATAAAAATACTATTCACGTTAGGCTGATTGGGTTCCTTAGCTACTTTACTTTTGAAAACATCAGTTAATTGATTTAAAACATTTTCTGGTAATTGTTTATCTGTAAATCTTAAATAAGCTCTTATACCTTTTTCATTCATCTGTTGGTCTATCTTTATCAGATCATTTATATTTTTTTCTACATCTGTACCTTTTTTTAAATTAGCAATAATCTTTGTTGCCACATTTTCATATCTATTTTGTAACCCTATGTTGTGTGCAGCAAAATTTACGCTGTAAAATTCTGGATAAAAGAATAGACCCTCTAACCCTTTTGCTGTTTTAAACATTTCACCTTTGACAGGTGTTTTAGCTTTAGTTTTACCTATGGGCATAATGTGTGCCATTTGACCTATAAAATGTTGAGTAGCATAATCCTCTGCCATGCTAGCAACATCATTACCATATGTATTTTTAGGATAGACTTTGTTATATTCCTCCACAAATTGTTTTTGAAAACCTTCGTTATTTAAGACTGTATTTTTAAATTTATCAATGGTGTAATCTGTAAGTTTATCTCTAGCATCTATTTTTGCTAATAATTTTTCATAATCTCCAGGTTGAAAATACTCATTCTTAACATACTCAAAAAGTTTTTTTCTTCGCTCATTCATTTCAGCTCTACTATAATCTGTATTTTTGGTATAGATAGCTTTGCCGTCTTCCATGGTTCTTATTTTGTTTGGCACAATACCTGCATCTTCCATAATTCTTACAAATTCTGTTTCATCACCAAATGCATTAGATCTATACATATCTCTAAAGACAAGATGTTGTACTTTTGCATCTAGTGTAGAATCTCTTGTTACATTAGGAAAATAACTTTCGAAAAATGTACCTGCTCTACCTTTTACTTCTCTAGCACTTGTAAAAGCACTAATGCCCTTTGCATCCTCATTAATTAACCTTGTTAATGTTGTTCTAGGAATACCTGTAATATCTGAAGCAGTTAGTATGTTAACTTTTTCACCTGTCTCTTCTGCTTCATCTTTTAACATTTGTAAAATGTCATCTGTTAATTGATCTTGTCTTGGAACTTGTTTAATTAAATATTTTGCTACATTACTATTAGGATTGTTTTTTGCATATTCTTCTATAGGTCCTGTTCTAAATCCAGGTCCAACCATTCTAGCCATTGGCGTAGCATTTATTTTACCGTCTGGTGGATTGGCTCCTAACTGTTCATCAAGTTTGACTATTTTAGCAAGCTGTTTATCTTTTATCTTTTTTTTAATTTTTTCTTGTGTAATAGGATCTTGTGTCCCTTTTATATTTTTTGAAATATTTTGTGCTTCTTTATCTGGGAAAAATTTTGTTGCAATATTTTTTAAAGCTGAAATATTTTTTTCGCTCAATGCTCTTTTAATAACTCCTAATACGGGTGCAGATAGTGCACTTACTGCTCCAGCATCAGCTGCTGTCATCAATCCAAAGAAATAGTTCGAGTATTGCTCACCAGTCATCTCTGACATTTTTAAAGATCCATCTGCAACTTGTTTGTGAACATCGAACTCTGGTCCAAAAAAACTTTCTCTAAATTTATCTAGTTCACCCTTAAAAGTAACGTCAGGATATCCTATGTCTTTTAAATCTTTTTCTAACCCGACCATAGATAATAATTGATCTCTTGATGGTGATACTGCGTCAGGATTAATATTTTTAATTTCTTCTACTCTACTGGGAATGCCCTCCAACATTTCTTCACGTATTTTATCCTCTGCAAAAAGTTCGTCCTTTCTTGCTTTACGTTGCTCCTCTGTTGATCCGGGAGTCAGGATTCTTGTAATTGGTTCCACTACTATATCAGAAACGGCTCTAGGAATTATTTCAGTTGCTTCTTCTACAGTATCTTTTGCTTTTTTAAATATTGGTGTAAATATTTGTTTTATAGAACTATTTTTATCTACCATTAGTAGTATTCTTTTTGAATCTTGGGTGTTGGATCATCGACATAGTCATCCTTCAATCGTAAGAAGTTGCCCTGTCTAAAACGCATTACGGCCTGTGTCATGCTATCCACCAAGTCATCATGATCTCCATAGGGGAATGCTGCACATTCCTCGATTACATCCTCCGACCACCTTGTGTCGGGTGTCCATATCATACCACTTTCGAACAACGGTGCAACTGAATTTACACGTACATGTTTATCTTGTCCTTTGCTCGGAGTAAAATTTACGACAGGGACTCCTATCTGTCTAAGCTCGTGAGTTAGGGGTAGCCCTGATGCTTTAGCTTCTACGATGACTGTTTCGGGTTCCCAGTATTTATATTCTTTGTACGCTACCTTTTTTAATTCAGGAAAGTCCCACCGACCACGTTTCGCATCCATTAATATCAAATGAGGTACATTGTTTGCTTTGGGATAGAACACACCCCATGTAGTAATAGCAGAGTAGTCCGCTGTCTCTCGTTTACTAAACGCAGTATCATAACTTTGAATAATGTGATGTAAGTCAGGTATATCCTTCTCTTCCCACACTTGCCACCACTCTCGTTTAATTATACTACCTTCTTGTGATACAGGTGACTGTTGCCATTGAGCGTTCCACTTAGACGCTGACAAGGACGCTTTGACTGATTCTAATTCATCGATAGCCCAGAATCCTGGCCAAACAGGTTTATTACTAGGCATGATAGCAGGAAACTCTACTACCTCCCATTGATCTGCTTTTAGTTCAGATTGTTTCTTCATCAGCTTTCCTGTGAGATCTTTTACGGACCAACGGGTCATAACAATAACGATTGCACCACCTGGCTGTAAACGCTGACGTGGACCAGAGGTATACCACTCGTATGCTTGATCGAGGGCCGTGTCGCTTAGTGCATCTTGCTCGGAGTGTGGATCATCGATAATTAATAAATCAGCACCACGACCAGTCACTGCACCACCTGTACCAGCAGCAAAGTATTCTCCTCCTTGTGCCGTCTCCCACCGACCAGCTGCCATGCTATCGGGTTGTAATTCAGTTTTAAAAATTTTTTTATACTCTTGCGTATCCATAAGGTTCCTGACTTTACGTCCAAAGCGAATAGCAAGTTCTCCTGTGTGAGTGGTTTGCATTATCTTTGCTTTTGGGTTTTGGCCCACGAACCACGCAGGAAATAAGAATGACGCAAACTCTGACTTCGTGTGTCTAGGTGGCATATTAATAATTAATCTTTTTAATTTTCCAGATGCGATCTCCTCAAATTTTTTTGCAATAATTTTATGGTGTGCCCCTTCTTTGAACTCTGGCCAAACATTTCTTACGAATGGTAAAAAATTTTTTTGTGCTTGTTCTTGAACAGAAAATTCTAATTTTTTTATTTTTAATTTTTTTGCAAGGAGTCTCGCTTCATCGGAGGTTAGTGTTTCTATAGATTCCATATTTTTTCAGTTGCTGGCTGACTGACTCGAACTTGCCTAGCCTTCGGCTGGCAAGTACCTGCCGCTGCATTTAGGGGGTAGCCCTATGGGCAGCATACTATATATGGTGGTTTTTGGCAAATAGGAAATCT